AGAACAATTCTTTCGTTCTTTCTTTCAGATTGATGTACCAGAAACATTGTATCCAAAAGAAAATCTATTTACTGTAGGTTCATCTCAAATTGGATATGAAAACAGTAAAGTTATACAAGACTACAGAAGAAATCAAATATATTCTATATTATATAAAGTGCCTTTTGGTTTGACACAATGGCAAGATTTATATAAAGACTTTGTACACCCAGCAGGATATTATTTTTCTGTTGATGTGGTATTACAATCAGAAGTTGATTTAGCATTAAGAACTATGCCTACAGTATTTTTGGATTCAGGAGTAGGTCCTACACTTATTGATGAAGCATCTCAAGTTTCAGGAACATCATTTGAACAATTTACTACATTACAAACAGATGTAGATACTGGTATTGTTTATCGTGCGAATCCAGAAGAAACAGTTGAGAAATATGCTGACTTTCAACTTGATTCACTTGATGCAGGTTATGATAACTTGGCACAACTATTTACACCTAATTCATTTAAATTTGACGACAGTAATGCTTCTGCTGATTCTGCCGCACCAGACTTCTCAATGACATTCGAAACATTTGACCAAGAAATGTTTGATAGTTATGGAAAAGCATATTAAATCGTTATAAATAATATAAAATAAGAGAGAATATTTTATGGCAAGACAAATAATAAGTACAGGAACAAGTGCAAATGACGGAACGGGAGATACACTTCGTTCTGCAGGCACAAAGATAAACAGTAACTTTGCTGAGATATATACATTTCTAGGTGGTAGTTCTAGTACCCTTTCAACTCAAGTTACACTTGAAGATTCTGCAGTTGTCTTTGAAGGTTCATCTGCCGACTCAAACGAAACACGATTGACTGCAATAGACCCTACTGCAGATAGACAGATACAATTACCAGATGCGTCTGGTACTGTTGTCGTTGATGTTGCAACACAAACATTGACAAACAAAACTTTGACAACTCCAGTCATTTCATCTATATCAAATAGTGGTACATTAACATTACCAACTGGAACAGATACAATTGTTGGTAGAACAACAACAGATACTCTTACAAATAAAACACTTACTGCACCAACTGTAACTGGTTTACCAAAAATATCTAAAGGTTTTGCTTTAACAGACTCTGCAGGTGATGAAGTTGTTGTCTTTGATTTAACAACTGCTGGTGCCGCAGTCAATGAAGTTAAGATTGCAAACGCAGTTACAACCGCTTCACCAGTTATATCTGCAACAGGTGGTGATACAAATGTAAGTTTAAATTTAACTGGTAAAGGAACAGGTGCTGTATTACTTGAAAGAACAGCATTAAACGAATCAGAAATTACAGTTGCTGGTGCCGCTTCGGCAACAGTACCATATATTATATGCAATTCAGGTTCTTCTCTTGCAGTATCACTTGCAGACGGAACAGTAATTGGTGAATATAAAGTATTTACAAACAAAGGAGCAGGTATCGCCACAGTTACACCTGCCAATTTTGCACAAGGAACAACTTTTGCGTTAGACCAGTATGATGCCGCAACTGTTATTTGGGATGGTACAAATTGGTATGTTACTGGTCATTATGGGGCAACAATCGCTTAATAGGAATAGAAGATGGCAGTTATAACAAACGACTTTAAACGAATGGCATTAAGAAAAATCTATGACGATGCCCAAGATGTTACAAATAGATACTATGTTGGTATTGGTAAAAGTGAACCATGGAATGATACAGAAACAGTACCAACACCAATAGGTTCAATAAGAGATGATAGACTTGCTCGTCAAGGGTTACAAGCAATTAAATCTGCATCTAATTTATCGTTTGTAGTTAGTCGTTACAACTGGACATCAGGAACAATATACAATGCGTGGGACGATAATGATTTAACAGTAGGTGATAATCCTTACTACATTATTACAGAAGATAACAGAGTTTATATGTGTGTACAAGAAGCAAGAAATGCCTCTGGTACACAAACTGGATCAACAGTAAAACCCACTCATATTGACCCATTGAAAGCAGTAAAAACTGCAGATGGTTACAAGTGGAAATACTTATATACTGTATTGTCAACAAATGCAAGTGCTTTTCTATCATCAAACTTCTTACCAGTTCGTCTTGCTGACTCAACTGAAACTGGTGCAGGTGCAGAACAATATGCAGTTCAAGACGCCGCTGTACGAGGACAAATATTAGGTGTTAAAGTTATAAATGGTGGTGCAGGTTACTCATCTGCTCCAACAGTTACAATCACAGGAAACGGAACAGGTGCAACTGCAACTGCATACGTTACAGGTGGTGTTGTTACTCACATATTCTTAGATTCAAGTGCTGATAGTGCCATGGCAATGGGTCGAGGATACGATTTTGCTGGTGTAACATTATCAGGTGGTTCACCTACAACTGCCGCAAGTGCAAGAGCAGTTATTGGTGATATATACGGTGCTGGTTTAGGTGCAGACCCTAGAAATGATTTAAGGTCAACATCACTTATGTTCAACGCAAAACCAGATGGCATTGAAACAAATACTTTCTTTGTAGGTGGTCAAGACTTCAGACAAGTAATACTTATTCAAGACCCAGTAGATTCTAATGGTTCTGCGATTACAAGTACTGTTGCAAATGCAAGTAAATATCTTCTTGCTGATGATGCCGCAGAAGCAGGTGGATTTGCACTCGATACTACAATTACAGGTGGTACATCTGGTGCAAAAGCAAGATATGTATCAAACGCCGCTGATAAGATTTACATTGTACAAAACGATTCAACAGGATATAATGCGTTCACAACAGGTGAAACTGTATCAGGTAATGCCGCTGGTGGTGGTACACAAAACGCAACACTACTAAGTGGTAGATTAAACTATGAAAATGTTTATCAACCAAATGGTAAAATACTTTATATAGATAATAGGGCCGCTGTTGTTAGAGATAGTGGACAAACAGAAGATATTAAAGTTGTAATTACGATATAGGATAGAAAATGCCGAATACATTTAATAATACCACATTCTCTACAACCTACTATGATGATTGGAAAGATAGCGACCATTATCATCAATTGCTATTCAATGACGGTCGTACATTACAAGCAAGAGAATTAACTCAATTACAAACAGTAATCAATAAAGACATTCAGAAGTTTGCTAACAACATCTTCAAAGAAGGTGCAGTTGTTAAAGCAGGCGGTATTACTATAAACAGAGAATATGAATTTATTAAATTAAATACAGATGGTGCTTCTGGTGGTGGCGCAATACCTACATCAAGTTATGTTGGAAATATTGTTACTGGTGCTACATCAGGTATTAAAGCAAAAATTGTTGAAGTCGTAAATGCAACTGATTCTGACCCTGCTACTCTATATGTCATATACACAGATTTAAATGGCGGTTCGCAACAAAGATTTACACCAGGTGAAACACTAAACATTACAGGACTAGATGATGTAGTCGTACAAACAACAAATACAACTGAAAATCCTGCAGTAAGAACAGGCACACAAGCAAATATTGATAACAGTATATATTATGTAAAAGGTCATTTTGTATTTTGTGAAAAACAATCAATAATTGTAGCACATTATCATAACTACGTTTTTGAAAGTTTAGTTCTTAAAGTTGTTGAAGATGTTATTACAACTGCAGATGATACAGGATTGTTTGATAATTCAGGTGGTACGCCAAATCTAAGTGCCCCAGGTGCTGATAGATATAGAATTCGTTTAATACTTGATAAACTTGGAAATATGGATTCTGATACTAACTATATTAGAATTGCCGATATTGCTGGTAGTCAAGTAACAAAAATTTTAGATGAAAATAATGCATACAATATTCCTAATGATGTTATCGCAACTAGAATAAAAGAAAATTCTGGTGATTATCTTGTACAACCTTTTGCTCTTAAATATGAAATAGATTCTGCAAGTTCATCAACAAAATTAGATGCTGTATTAGGTAGTGGTACTGCAGTTATTTCAGGTTATAGAATCAATTCACAATTTGATAAAACATTTTCTATACCTAGGGCACAAAGCACACAAACAGAAACTGGGGAACAAGTACCAACTGCGTTTGGTAACTATGTTAAAGTATCAACTGGACAAGGTACAGACTCTGGTGATATCGTTGGTTTACCAAACATTAATACACTTACAGAAGTTAATCTTTACACAGGCGCATCAAAAGGTGGTGCTCAGGCAGGTAAAGCAAGACTAAGACATGTTACTGAAAATGGTGTTCTTGGTTATAAGTTCCATTTATTTGATATTGACTTAGACCCAGGTGTAAACTTTAGGAACATTAAGAGTTTAGGCGATAGTAACTCTGGTGAACACTTCAATATCGTACAAGAAAATGGCGTATCAGTTCTTTACGAAACAAATAAGAATCATCTATTATTCCCAACACCATATATCAGACCAAATAACTTTGCAAATATATCATTAACATATCAACAATACTTCAGTGGAACAACTGATGGTGCTGGTAACTTAACAATCAATGTTACAGACGTAAGTAATGAAACATTTGATAATACTGCTGACTGGTTAGTCGTACATTCAGGTAGTAGTCCTAATACTGCATGGACAATTTCATCTGGTGGTACAGGTTCAACATCTGCTACACTTACAGGATTAGCAAACAGTACAACATACGACATACTTGCATATGTTAAAAAAGCATCAAATGTTGCTTCTAGAACAAAAACACTTACAACATCTACTGTATCTGCAGTCGCAAGTACAACAGACTCTGATGGTAACACAGTTTATTCACTCGGTCAACCAGATATTTACAAACTAGATAGTGTAAGAATTGCTAGTTCAACAGGTAATGATGTTATTGGTAGATTTGAATTAGACAATGGTCAAAGAGATAACTTCTATGACATTGGTCGATTAGTACTAAAAGGTGGTCAGTCTGCACCAACAACAATATATGCAAAATTCAAACACTTTGAACATGGTGCAACTGGTGAGTTCTTCTCTGCTAAATCATATACTGGTCAAGTAAATTATGAAGATGTTTATAGTTATAGAAGAAATGATGGTACAGTTATCAATTTAAATGATGTACTAGACTTCAGGCCTGTTAAGAACGCATCAGGAACATTCTCTGGTGGTGATGCAAGAGTACATTATTTACCTCAACCAACAGATACAGTTGAAACAGATATCACATACTATCTTCCAAGAAAAGATATTATTACTGCAGAT